GTGCATTTCGGATGCGATGACTCCCGACTGCCTGCAGACTCATTGCTGTTCATGCAACAGGTAGGGCAACCTATCGCAAAATAGCCACTTTACAATGACACATAAATGAGCAGACCGGAGTCAATGAATGGGAGCAGTCTGGAGGCAGTTCATGAAAGCATTAACAGCATGACCCCCATGGATCTGTTTTGGAACCTGAACAATAGAAACACACGGACAGCACATGGCACCATAGGGCTTCGCTTTAACACACCAGAAGCCGCAATTCCGGAAACATACGTTTAGCAGGAAGCCTTACCGGACTTCAGGTTCGGATGGCTGACAGATAGTGCCCCTAAACAGTCTATACGGGGTGGGTCAATTCACAGTGTGAAAAACAAGAATGATAAAAAAACTGATCCACCAGTAATCAAAACAAAGGTGGGTCAGATTTAAACGAAAAAGTGGGCAATTTTACTTGACAATCAACACTGGGTATCTCCTATTTCTTTATTCACTTTTGACAGGGCGGTGGAAAGTTTCGTGGTATCCCCGCCTATTTCAACTGTAATACCCTGAATTCGGGATGCCATACTCCCACCGCCTTTCTGACACGAAAAAAGGATTCCTCACTGACTCCCGGAATGGATAGAAAAAGACACCTGCCATTACTGACAAGTGCCTATGTATAAATTAATTACCTATAGCTAGTTACATAATTCAAGAATTCTTGCAGTCATAAAATATATCTGTCTTCCGCAGCAATGGTTTGATTATCATTACTGTAAGCACTTTGTAATGGTATTTCGCTTGTCCTAAACTTTAACCAATTCTTATGCTATATTTAGACAATTACTTATTGAATATTCTTCATAGTCTGCATACTTCACATAATTCCTTAATTATCAACAACTAATAATCAAGAAATAATTCGTGATTGTTAAAATAATAATTTGCAATTAAAGAGGGCATCTCACTATTGTACATTAAATCAAACTCATTTTTAATGCTATAAATTAATTCAAGCACATTAGATAAATAGTTAGTAATCATATTAGAATTTATAAAAATCAAATTTCCATCAATATTACTTTTAATGCGTATAAATGATTTACTTTTTGTGAATTTTTCATCAATCATACCATTATTGTGTACAACTGTATTTCTAATTTGAACTAAATCAATTAACGAATTCCAGCATTCCAATGATATCATTTCTTTCAAATTAATATTTAGACCACTTTTATAATGTTTGTTTGCTTTTTCAACATTCATAAAATCATTGCTTGTACTTTTTTCAATAATATCACCAATATAACTTGATTTAAAGTTTTTATATTTAATATAAATCATTTCTGTATATAAGTTTCGTAATGTAGCTTCTAATATACATGTAAGTTCGATTATCTCCATATGAAAAACATCATAACATATCAATTCTAATTTATCTGTATCATACTTTTTTTCCAACACTTCATAACCAGCACGGTAAACTTCTTGCATTCTTATTAAGGCACCTAATTGAGAAAATATATTTTCCGATGCTGAACTCTTTCCGCAATTCACACAGTATTTTTTTGCCTTTAAATCAATTATCGACTTATTTTCAATCCGCAAATCTATATTACCACAATAAGGACAACAGATTTGAATGAGTTTTATTTTTCTTCGTCGTGCATTCATTAGAAAGGTATCAATTGGTAGTTGTCTAATGTTATTATTTTTGCAAAACGAACTGTAAGCTCCATAGTAGTACATTATCATAAATGCACGCTGTGATTCGGCAAATTTATTAATAAAATCTTCATCTACAATATGGTAAACATCTGTATAATCATTTATATATTTGCGTATATTAATTTTATTCACTTCTTTTTCCATTAAAATCACCTTCTGCCATCTCTTCTATTCTCACCATGTTCTTTCTTGCTCTACACCTTATAGTCAAAATAAGAAGTTTCTAAAATATATTTAACGCCTTTTTATTTCTGAAACATCTTAAATTTTCATCCTAATTGTAACAAAAGACGACTGGAATATCAACGAAAATCAGAACTTATCCATATCCTCCTGTATGGCCTTCTCTGCGTATTTACACTCATCATTCCTGCTCTCTGCATACATATCATTGATTAGCCCAATCGAAAGCAATTCCATATCCCTCATAGAAATCCCCAACTGTACACAGCGGAGCAAGAACAACGGCGTTGTCATTTCACGCTCTGACGGACGAAGTTTTTTTTAGCCTCCACATCAGTCTTTACATTCAACCCCCACAGCTCAATCAACTGTGGCAGCACCTGATAAATTGAAAAGGTATTAAACCCATCCAACCACTCTTCCACATCACAGGGAATCTGTGGGTCTGCATGTTTTGCCATGGTATAAGCAATGTTCTCAAACATCTCCAGCGAAAACAAATCCAGATTAGACTGTTCTGCATTTCTCTCCCCAATACTCTGTTCCAGTATCTGGAGGTCTTTATAAATATCCCGCTGAAACTTCAAACGATAAATCCGGGGAATAGCTGTGGATGCCTTAAATAAGACATCCTTTCCATCAATCTCAATCTTCTTACAAATGCTCATTTCCTTTCAACCTCCTTTAGCCCTGACCTTCTTCGCTTTCCGTCTCTGCCTTCGGAACTGGCAAATACACTTCCGAATACCAACTATCATAAATTACCTTCGCTGTCTGGTTCCCGGTCTTCGCTTTCACATACCCGTCTGCCATCGGTCTTGCTTTAATAGTCAGCGATTCCGTCTGCACCTCCCGGTTCTCCTCATTGGTCTTGCCCTCAATCTTCGGACGGCTGGCTGAACAGTTATAAAGCACATGACGTATTTTCCTGATATCTCCGTCAAACTCAAACAACAGGGCAAACGCTCCTGTCTCTGAATTTGCATTTTCCACCAGAACTTCATTGGTATCCGCTTCCTCTTTCAATACATCCTTTCGGAAACTCTCCGATATCAATGCCAGCTCCAAATCTCCGTCATAACCCATGTTATTGGCAATGATATAATACTCAATCCCATCCGCATAAAAAGATTCCGGCTCACCATTCGGATCCAGAGCCAAAGAAACTGCTCCTGGCATTGCCACGGGATTTTCAAAGGTTAATTCCCCTTCCTCTGATAATTTCTGCAATGCATAATGGCAGTTACAGATATTAAACTTCACTTTATTATTCATATAATTTATACCTCCATCTCATAAAGCACTTCATACAACTTCTCCGATTCAATCCATACCTCACTCTTGGCATAGAAAATACCATGTTTTAACAACACTGCTTCCACCTTCTCCTCCAACTCTGGCTGCTTCAAATCCGTATAAAGCTCAATAGCAAGCTGGTTCGCCTTAAAATAAGCAATCCCATCTGCTGCAAAATTGACAGCCTTCGGATATAAAAACGCAAGAAACGGAGGTTCCGGTGCTTCCCCTTCCACAAAATGGTCATAAGCAAAGGGCAGCCCCATCTTCTCCATCATCCGTAACACATCTTCATGATTCATTTAGAAAGCCCCCTTCTGATACCTTCCTCCAGCACACGGATCCCCTTCTCTTCTGCCGGACCAATATGCGGAATCGCTCTCACCCGGCCACCTCCCCGCTTTGCGTGCCCCTTTTCCAACAGGTGAGTAAGCTGATAACGGTTCTTGCTGTGAACCACCATCTCCAATGTCGTACTGGTTTCCTTCTGCCGTTTCAACGCCCAGCTTTTCTTGTACCTTCCAGACTTCACCGGTGCATTACCCTGTGTTTCTTTTTTCACCGTATTGCCGGCTTTTTTCACACAATCCTTCATCGTATCTGTGGCAAGCTCGGCATATTCCAAAAGCCCCTCCATAATTACATCTGCCATCTGATCCACCGTCACTCTCCGGTCTGACATCCTGTTCACCTCTTTTCCAGAGAAGCATGCAGCTTCAATATCTTATTCTGATACTTCACATTATCCAGAAACGTAATGTTGTAAATCTGTTCCCGGAACAGTATTCGGTAATGTTCCGTATCCATAATGGCTGTCTCCGTAGAATATCGGATCAGAAAATAAATCTCCTTCTGGGCATTGACCTGTGCCGCCTCCCAGTATTCCTTCCCGGAAAGGTTATTGACATAAGCAAAACAAGTATAATAATCCTCCCAGGAAAGCAGATGGTTCCTGGTCTTATCCATTCCCAAGGTGCTCTTCTGAATCATAATCCGTTCTTTCCATTCACCAAGCACAGTCCTTGGAACATTGTTCCTGCTGCCCCAATCCCCTGCTGCCATCAGAATACCTCCCGGCGGATTCCAAACAACAGGGAGCGCAGAGTCTGTACCAAATCATCATGGTCTGCCAGCTCCCGGTGTTCATACAAATATGC